TCTAAGTGTAAGATGGCATTCTTCGAGAAGTTTAACCATATCGGCCAGAATAGAGCCCATGATAGATCCTCTTTAAGATAATGGATAACCATAAAGGTCACCATTTCATAAAGGCTATATGTTATAAGCCCAAAGAAGTAGATCATAAAGATCTCTCCTAAGATGAACCAAAACACTGTTCTATAACCAATAGAAGCAGCATTTTGCCATTTGCTTATAACCCATGGGAACATTCGAGCTCGTATCGGTAGTCTGGTAGCCGGTTTAAATATAATCGGCACTACGACCTTTTTCAACGTTCTTAATATAAAAGGTATAGGAATCATGGAAGATTCCATATTCACCTTATCCGAATCAACTTTATCTGTTTTAACAAACACTGGAGTTAAGGAAGCTTGTACACGATCTTTTCTCATTTTATTGAAGAAAGAGGTCCAAGCCATCTGTATTCTATGCAATCCGGGGAATCCGGGTCTCTTAGGGACTTTGTTAAGTTCTAAATATTTTGGAGCGATCGTCTCAGGGTCATAGATAGATCCGTTCTTATCAAAGATTATTAAATCTTTAATAAGGTTAACGGAAATTCTAATCCCATCTGATGGATCAGCTCTACTATATTTAACCTTAACGTCATCCCATTTCGTATCATACATGTATGAAAAGAAATCATTATCAAAAGGCACCAATCTGTCTCCTATATCGGAGATAGTTGATTTATACAACTTATTCAATTTATTTAAATAAGGTATAGCCCAAAGGTCATGTAGTCTTGACAATACAGACGTAGAAGGGTATTTAAACAACCCAACTGTGTTGATGTTCGAAATCGCAGATTTATATCTCTCGATCATGGAAACCCCATAATCGGAGGCGAAGCTAGCAAGTAGCAACGAAAATCTGAAGTTAGAGACGCCTAGAGCCTGAGCTCTTAATGCTACGGTCATTGTATTAGGGTTAGTGATGAAGTCATTGAAGACAACATACTTAACCTTAATATTGGAAATTTTGTGAAAAGGCTTATTTAAGGCACTAATCACTTTATGACCAAAACCAGCAACTTTAAGAGCCTCAGCGGTACTAAGATTATATTTTCTTTTGTACTCTATCAAGGCTTGTATAGATCCCATCGCAGAGTAAAACTCTTTTAACGGTGTAGGCGAAATATCATTATTTCCCCAGAACGTTCTCTTAGCAAACTCTAATCCCAACCCTTTCGGGCTAGTGATAGATTTACTTAAGTTACATTCAACACCTAACGATGTGATGATTGAGTGATATGCTTTAGCTACGATTCTATCGTAGATTACAATATCATCTCCCAATACAGCGTAACCCTTAAAGATTGAATCTTTAGGGGTCGTTCCTGTTGTCCAGGCTGCCACTTGCACAATAAAGTGATGAGTCAATGCTAACATTGGCCACGATGAGTAACCCCCCATAGGTTGTCCGGTTGCATAAAGAACTGAGGCTGGAACGCCTCCCTTCATGTACTTCGAAGCCTTTTGAGGAACATCATACGCTCTGTTTACAAGCGTATCATGCCACGCTCTTCCTTCTCTCGCGTCAAAGCCAAAAACGGCTGAGATTAACGGGGTCTGGATAGAGATGGGTAATCTATCAGTGGCTGCCGATAAATCCATAGAGTATAAACCATAGTTTTTATTATGACTATGAGAATAAGCTCTTTTCAACGGTTTTAATTGATCAAAAGTACCATCAATCTGAGGATATCTAGATAAAATTCTAAATATTCCTTTATGAAAGGGGTACAATGACCATTGAGACCATGGATCTATCATAGCGAAAACTCTCACTTTACCTGCTGCTTCCAATTTCAATCCTAATTTACCGGTTGGGGTTGCTTTCGCAACTAATTCAACCCAAGCTGCGTTTAAAGGGTCTTCCTTCGCCATTCTGATGGCGTCAATCGGGTTCATTCCCGTTTGTTCACCATACATAGGGTTTCGAGTCTTCGACAACTCGGCCTTATATGTCATTCTTACTAAGATAGCTAAATCTGAGACCTGTTTATCGGTCAAAGACATTGCTGCTCTGTGTAAGTTTGCAGGATGCGTAGAAGGATAGACACCTTGAGAGGAAGGAGAAGAAGTGGATATTGGGAAGTATGAAAATCTTCCTTTTAACCATTCTCTCATCCCCTCTTTCGGAGCTGTCGGTTTAACGAACACATTAATGAATCGAGGAATTAATCCTATCATCATTTTAATGGTTCCTTTTGCCGCGGTAGACGGATCTGTGATTGTATGTAACTTCATGGTTCCGGGGAACTCCATGTCTCTGTATAAACTAAGCATTGTTAATGCTAATCTAATACTTACTACATGGCCCTTAGCCATCAAGGAACGTAATCTTGGAGGTAACACTCTGGGAAGACCAGAAGGGGTTTTTGATACTCTAGGCACGTTAGGTGATCCACCAACGTGACCGCATATATGTTGTTGTAAACAAACACTACATGTTTTTAGGTATAATACTAACCCTCTGATTCCTTGAGAAGCAGCAATTTCAGAAAATTTCGTCAATACGATTTTAATATCGTACACGAAACCCGCAGAACACACTCCACCCATCGTAGTCAATAATCTTTTGAAAATTGCTACGAAGGCCTGACCTGCATTTCTACAGATCATGTCATTAACTGACGCATACTTGAACGAAGAGAAGAAGTAGTACACCTTGGTAAATTTACCTTGGTTTTTAGTATTATTCTTCATCTAAGTTTCAAGCCTACCATTTCCCCTTCTCAGGGGAGGTTATCTCATCTAGTATAGCTATCTAGTATACACCCAGGTACTACCTGGTACGTTACTTTACGCATTTCAGCGCAAGCTGCCCTGGCGATTAAGGTAAGACGCTCCACAGCGAGCTAGGTTAAACCTAGCCCTAGTGGGTCTATCCTGGGATAGGACCCTAAGTTTATTCTTAAGGTCGAATTCTATCTCCGCTTGGTTAAAGCTAACTACTACAGCAACCCCTGAAAAGGGGGTGCCAAAGTAGAGTATGGCTCCTAGATAAATGAGAATACCCCATGGTAATCTGATTATTATTTCTGCTTTTAGCAGATTAGTAAAGGGGAGGTACTTTAAGCAAGGTGACCTAGTTAGGATCACCTGTCCACCTACTTTTCCCCGTAATCAGACTGATTTTATGCGCTCTGTTAACTTCCTTGTCCTCTTTCGAGGGAGGGAGACACCTTTAAAAGGGGATAGGAGCACTATCTACAGTTTCATAAACTCTATCAGGATTTAACCGTCCCGACCAGTCTATGTTCTGTGTACTCACCAATTATTTCTAACTGATGAGCATTAAAGCTCTTCAGATCATTCAGCTCATGTAAGGTCGGAGGAAGTCTAAACCTCTTTCCTTACCAGCTCAAACGGAGAGAGTAGGTTCCCCCCCAGGGGGGAGGGCTTACTACTCATCCTTTGCTAATGTTACCATCAACCAAAGTATCACGTCTGAGTGAATGCTGCTTACGAGTCTTCGTAAGCATTGGGG